GCACCGCGCTCGCGGCACTGCCGCATGTGTTTGTCGAACATGCTGCGGTCGGCGTGGGCGTTGTCGATGTGGGCATCGGAGACCAGCAGGAAGTACTGCTCCCATCCCGCACTCAACGAATCACCGTTCATCTCCACGGTGAACGAACCTGGCTGATGCTGGACGATGGTCGCGCTCATGCCAGTTTGATCGCGTTGATTTGTGTGGCGTTGTTGCCGCTGCCATTCGTAACAGTTGCTGCCTTAAGCAGTTCGGCGCTGGACCCAACGCTAGTGGCTGCTTGGATATAGATCGTTGTCGTTGATGCCAGCACGATTGTGGCTGCGACGAATAAGTTTGCGCTATTCGGGTTCACACTCGGGTGGTATTCCGAGGTACTGGCGTAATGCGTGGTCTTGTTCGTGATGCGCAGGAATCGCGTGGCAGCAGTCGTTGCTGCTCTGTTGTAAGTGGCATGCGCCAACACCAACCAGGTTCCAGCTGACAGGGAAATGCTTGGCCCGTCGTACCACTGATTGCTGACGCTCAAGGCAACGTCCGATGCCAACGCTGCCGTGGCATTTGTGATGGCTGCCGCCGTCGGGGTCGTCGCAGCCCACGCTGATCCATCCCAAGCGATGACCTGACCGCTGGTTGCGCCTGACTGCGTCAGCTCACCAATGCCGTGCGTGTGCGCATCGGGACGCCTGGAATCGCTCAATCGTGCATCGTCGCCAGCACACACTGTGGTGTTTGTCGTTCCGACAGGGAGGAGAGCGACACCTAGTTTCCCAGTGATGTCCGATGCGTCATGCGTATGTCGGCGAGCGGCCTTGTTGGCTAGTTCGCGTGCGATACGTGGGACTGTGCGCAGGTCACGGTCGGGCACGACATCAGATTACGGATCCAAATAATGCAAACCACGCCAACCAAAAAAATTGGCAAATGCTCATGTTGACCCACTTGACGCACGATATACAGGGCTGTATAGTCCACCCAGCCACATGACGTGGCAGAAAGAGGATGACATGTGGGAATCCACACCAACCATGAAGTGCTTCACCGTGACCGATGCCGAACGCAAGTCCGACATTGTGGCCATCATCAGGATCTACAGCCCACGCCTGGGATGGCGATGGGGCGCGGAGGGTTATGCCGGCTGGCAGTTTGCGAACACCCGCAGCGAAGCCGTCAACAAGGCGATTCCTTGGTACCGCAAGACCACCAACGCCGCATGACGCGGCAGAAAGAGGATGACATGCACCACTCACCGTTCAGGTTTCTCGATGTGACCAGCGCCGAGCGTGACGCTGGTATCCGTTCTGTGTTGACCTGCAAAGCGGACGGCAAGCCCAATTGGATTGCCGAGATTTCGCCTGCCGTGTGGGCTGTGGGATTCACGCGACGCGAGGCAGTCAAGGCTGCCGTTGCCAAGTACCGCGCAGCCGTCGCCGCCGAGGCCAACGACGAGCCCGAGCCCGACTACGGCGGGGCAATGGACTCAACCGGGCACATCCACTCTGACGCCGAAGGGGGGCTGTGATGCACGGCCTACCCCTGTTCGACATCGTCGAGGCTGCACGACGGCGTGACGTTGGCATGACGCTGTCTGCGCAGGCCCGTGAGCTCCTGCTTACGCAGGCACGCCTGTTCGCCCACGAGTACGCAGCACAGCACGGCACTGTTACCGCCGACGATGTGGCGGCGCTCATGGCAGCAGCCGGACTGAACTACGCTGACCTAGGCAATGCAGCCGGCAGCGTGTTCCGCGAGGGATTCGTCTGGACTGGCGACGTTCGCCAGTCCGCCCGTGTCAGTACTCACCGCCGCCTTGTGCGGGTCTGGAGGATCGCATGACTACCGAGCACACCATCGACCTTGATTTGGATTGGCTGGAGGACGACAACGTAAAGGCAATCGAGTTCGCGCAAGAGAATCACGTTGTTGGCGTTCTCACCGCGCAGTGGAGCGAGGAGTCGTACGAGGAATTCGACCAGCACGGCAACTCGTACCCGTCCACGGCGTGGAAGCTGTGGACATGGACGCTTGAGGGCGTCCTCGTCAACGGCCACCAAATGCACATGCCCGATCTGCCCGCCGGCATCACGGCTGCGTTTGACGCGCACGGCTGCGAGAAGGAACTGATGCGCGAGCAACCGAGGAGCCGGGAATGATCGCCTCCATTATTGCTGCGGCGCTGGTCGTGCCGCCGCCTGCCGGCACAGACGTGAACCGCATCCTGAACGCCATCGCAGCCGTTGAGACTGGTGGCGAGCGTCAGCCGGACCGTGCCGTCGGCGACAACCGGAAGGCGCTCGGTCGTTTCCAGATCTGGGAGGTGTACTGGAAGGACGCCTGCGAGTACGACAAGTCGCTTCGTTCGCGCCCGTACACCGACGTCACCGACCCCGAATACGCCAAGCGCGTTGTCATCGCCTACCTATCGCGCTACGCGCAGGACTGGTCGATTGACACGGTGGCACGCATTCACAACGGAGGGCCACGGGGCGCAACCGGGAAGCGCCGGAGAGCCACGGACGGCTACGCGGCCAAGGCCGCACGGGAGTACGCACGATGCGATACTTGAGTGTGTGCAGCGGCATCGAGGCCGCGAGCGTGGCCTGGCATCACCTCGGGTGGGAGCCAGTTGGCTTCTCGGAGATCGAACCCTTCCCGGCGGCGGTGCTCGCGCACCGATTCCCAAACATTCCCAACTTCGGAGACATGACGCAGCATGAGCAATGGCCACTTCGACCCGGATCAATCGACCTTCTCGTGGGCGGAACGCCATGCCAGTCATATTCAGTCGCGGGGTTGCGGCAAGGACTCGCAGATCCGCGAGGGAGCCTCATGCTCACCTACTTGGCAATCGCTGATCGCCTGCGCCCACGATGGCTCGTGTGGGAAAATGTCCCCGGTGTTCTGTCCTCGAACGGAGGACGGGACTTTGGCACCTTCCTCCGGGCGCTGGGCGAACTCAGGTATCGGTTCGCGTACCGAGTGCTGGACGCTCAATACGTGCGAGTGGGGGGATGGCCCCGAGCCGTCCCGCAGCGCAGGCGACGTGTGTTCGTTGTCGGATGTCTTGGAAACGGGGCCGCTGCCGGAGAAGTACTCGCTCTCGCCGAAGGCTTGCAGCGGAATCTTGAGGCGCGCCGAGCGAAGGGGAAAGGAGTTGCCGCCGATGCTGAAGGCGGCGTTGGAGGCGGTTGCATCACAAGTCACCGAGTAGCACCAATGCTGGAAACAACGGCCCACGACTACAGCAGAGCGGACGGATTCACCATGATCGCGCAGCCGACCGCCGGTACGCTCGGCACTCGTGGCCTTCGGTCGCACACCGAGTTAGATGGGCACGGAGCGTATATCCCAGTAGCTCCCGTTCCATACGACCTGTTCCAGATTACGGCTCCCGTCAATCGACAGAACCGCGCACCTGGCGACCCGTGCCACACGCTCGCCAAGGACAACGCGGCCCATGCGGCGGTGGCGCAGTCGATGACTGTCCGTCGACTCACGCCTCGCGAGTGCGAGAGACTTCAAGGATTCCCCGACGATTGGACGATGATCCCGTACCGAGGAAAGTCGCCAGAGGACTGCCCAGATGGGCCGCGCTACAAGGCACTCGGCAACAGCATGGCCTGCAACTGCATGGCATGGATCGGCGAGCGTATCGCCGAGTATGAGGCACAAAATGGGAGCACTTGAAAAACAACTGAAGGAACGCCTGCGGAAGGCAGCCCATGACTTCCCTCGCAATCGGATTGACCCGTGGATGGACGAGTTACTTACCGCTGCGGTAACTCGTATCGAAGACCTTGAGCAGCACAATCAAATCCTGCAACGCAGGATCATGGAGATGCGCGATGAGCTACGAACCAAAGCCTGACACCGGAGCGATGTTCCAGAACCGCAAGCAGCACGACCGCCAGCCAGATTGGCGCGGAAACTGCATGGTCAATGGAGTGGTCATGGAGATCGCAGCCTGGACGAAGACGACGAGCAAAGGGACCGAGATGCTTTCGCTGAAGTTCAGCCTGCCGCGTGAGCGCGAGGATGCACCAGCAGCGCCGGCCAAGCAGGCCAATCACCGTCCGCTTCCCGATACCGACATCCCGTTTTGAGGAACCACATGGCAAACGAAACAAAAGAACCAATCGCAGCACTGGCAGAGTTGTTGGGCGTTGGCGAATACACCGAGGTCAACAGCATTGCGACAGAGGCCATCGGCGAGATTGAGGAATTGCGAGCCAGCATGGATATGCCTGGCGAAGAACGCATGCT